TTATGCACCCGCCTCAAAACGTCGCCAGTCGATTATAGATTTGATGTGAAATCCTCGATTACTAATATCCTTAACGGTACGCTCAAGGTAATTTACAATTTGTTTTTGTACTTCCAAAAGTTCATTAGCGTACCCCAACCTCTTATCCGATGAAAGGTATTTGTCAATATCACCTTTGATAACCTTCTCATTGAAGACACCAAATTTTGTGTAATATTGATCTGTCTGTTTACCATTGAAATATTTCCAGCGTTCAAGGTACACACGCTTTTGAATTTGTTGATACTTTATCAGAGCCATCGACTCTTTTGCAAGCATTACAGAATATTTCTGGTGAAGCTTCGGTGTGCGTATAGCTTCACCATCAATATCAAAATCATCAATCAATACGTCTTTTTCTGCAACACCAACCAATTCGACAAAGCTATTTTCTGCTTTGTCTATAAGGTCTATTAAATCATTGTGGATTTCCGTACTCAATTGTTTCACCTGTTGTTGCGTTTATAATAGTGTAGTGACTGTACGTGAATGATGCACTAGACACAAGGGTTTCTTCCTCGCCCACAATATCGTATTCAAGATCACCAATATCAATAACATGAGCATTATTATATCGAATTCGTAGTGTGGGTTGATTTTGCCTGTTCAACACCGTTACTTCTATGTATGAGATTAGTTCATCACCATTTTTATTCTTGATCCCCTCAGTAAGCTGAAACAACCATTTATTCAGTGTAGACCATTGTGAAAGGTCTTCATCTAAAAGAAACCTTAGCGACAAATCCCCAAACTGAGCTTTGTCGCCGGGAAATGGAATGTTGGAGAATCTAGCTGGCATTTCTGCTGGTGTTAGAGAAACCCCGCCTAAGTTGGTTGATTGTATCGTATATGTCACATCACGATCATACCCCAAAACCGCCATGAACGATGTTGATTTTGCTGTATTAATAGCCTTGGTAGTCATTTGTATATGCCTGTTTTTGGTTGTTTATATGACTATTTAGCTATTCTTCCTCATCATCAATAGTATTCCTAGTAACAACAACCTGAACACTCAGACCATCATAAGAAAACACTGGTACTCTGCTAGAACTTAAGCCTTTGTATTGGTCCATTTCTTTAAGTTCTTCCTCAACTGCATTGATAACCTTTGTTTTTTGCTTTTCTGATAACATCTAAATCACTCCAAAATAGATAAAACGTAAATTATGCTAACATAAATATAATGCGGAGGCAACTACTAATGAAATCATTTAAAGAATTTATCACAGAACAATTTATGATAGCTAGGATTAATATGCCTCAAATTGAGGAAGTTGATCGTTTTATGGAATGGTTGAACGAAAGTAAGGGCGTTGGTAGCACCCCTTATTATGAAACTGTTTATCATATCAAGGTACTACAAGCCGAAGGTTTTGACGAAGATAAAATTGATGACATTGTTATGGATATGCGAGAAGACCCTGCATCAACTCCTGAGATGAAACCAATCATTGTTAGTGTGGATAGGTATGTTATCGACGGACATCATAGATACCTAGCAGCTATAAAAGCACAAGTTAAAATCCCATATATAGTTGTGTTAACCACAGCAAACAAACTATTGAAACTGGCATATGAATACGAATCAATCACAGATTAGAATTCAGAAGATGAACGAATCATACGTTAAGATTGCGTGTGATGAGTCATATATGGAAATGGAAATCCAAACCAAGTTCAGTTTTGAAGTTCCTAATGCCAAACATGACCCCCGTGTAAAAAAGGGACATTGGGATGGGTATAAGAGGCTCTACAATCGCCGTGACAAGACATTCCCTATAGGGCTGGTGTTGGCATTACTTAGGTTCATTAAAGGCCAAGGATACAGCTACAGCGTCGATCCTGAACTGATTCCTAGTTCTGATCTGACTAGAGAAGACCTTGAGCATGTTATCAAGGAAGTTATCGACCCCCACAGCAAAGGGAAACCCATTACACCCCATGAACACCAATATGATGCGCTAATGCATATGTTCTCTATGGGGCGCAGTTTGTGTCTGAGTTCTACATCATCTGGTAAGTCTCTAATCATCTATTGCGCTTTGCGTATCCTGCAATTGCTTCCAGAAATGGAAGGCAAGCGTATGTTCGTTGTAGTTCCCTCTGGTAATTTGGTCGAGCAGATGTATGGCGATTTTGAAGATTATGCTAATGGTTCGTGTGTTGAATGGAACGTAGCGGGTCATTGTCAGAAGGTTAACAAAGACTACAAGAAATTTATCGACAAGCAAATCGTAATCACTACTTGGCAGTCGATGTCAAAACTTCCTAAGAAAGCTCTTGATGAAATGAATGTTATGTTTTGTGATGAAGTGCATGGTGCTAAAGCTGATGTATTGAGTAGCATGATTACCAATTCTATCAACTGCCCTATGAAACATGGATTAACGGGCACACTTGATGGATTTGAATCAAATGAAATGTTCATTGAAGGTATGTTTGGCCCTCGCAAGATAATCATGACCGCTAAAGAAAGCATAGATAAGGGAGTGGCAACTGCTGTTAATATCAAGATGATTCTATTGAAGTATGAACAGGAATTCAAAGATGAACTTGAGAGTAAGGTTTTTCTTAAAGAAGACGGTACAAAGCGAAACCCTAAAGACTGGTATGGCATTGAAAAAGAATATGTGTACTCGCTTGAGGAACGTAGAAAATTCATTGTTAATCTTGCATTATCACTTGAAGGCAACACACTAATTCTGTTTGATTCTATTGACAGCTACCAAACCCCTGTATACGAAATGCTGAAAGAAAAAAGTGAGAATGTATTCGTGATCAATGGTGAGGTTAGTAATAAAGAGCGTGACGTTATCAAATCTATAATTGAAGCGGGTGATAGGATTATTACCTGTGCAACATACGGCACTATGGCGGTTGGTATCTCTATTAACAAACTTGATAACATGATACTAGCATCATCCACCAAAGCCATGATTCGAATAATTCAGTCTATAGGTCGATTGATGCGGTTGCATGAGTCTAAGGATATGGCTAATATCTATGACATTGTTGATGATATGAGTATACCTAAGAAGGGGTATAGTGGTTATATGATACAGCATGGACAGAAGCGTGTTAAAATTTATGCTGATGAGAAACACCCTGTTAAATTCTACCCAATTCCCATTAAGAAAGCCGTGTAACAGCGGCTCATTCTTTGTCCCTCCCTCAACCACCCATTCAAAATAGCACATATAAATTTATCTGTAAACCCCTTTAATAAAAAAGTTTATAGAATAAAAAAGAATATGAAAATAATCTAAAAGAATAAAAAGTTATAAACTAGTTTATGAAAGTTTTATGAACGTATTTTACAACTTTTTTTAATTTAATAAAAGCATTAAAGTAAAATAAAAAAAAGTTTGCAACTTTCATTATAGTGTAGTATTATCACTATATACTATTTTAAATTCATTATAATGTATTTTATACTTCTTTAGATTATTATAATGAGTTTTATAAACTTTTTTACTATAGAGAGAAATAAATTGAAGAATCTTGAAATATGGACTGATGGTGGAAAAAACAAAGAACTTGCATCATGGGCATTTTGTTTGTATTCACCAGATATGGACAAAGTTATATATCAAGAATATGGTCATCTTGAAGGCACTTCACAAGAAGGTGAGTTGAGTGCAGGTATAAAAGCAATGGAATTTATTAAACAAAGATTTACACAAAAACAACTTGACTCTATTTCATTAACACTTTATACTGACTCACAGTACCTACAGAGAGGTATGACTGAATGGTTATGGGGCTGGAAGCATAAAGGCTGGAAAGGTTCTAATAACAAAATTATTAAAAATATAACGTATTGGCGCACACTTGATAAACTCAAAGCAGAGTTACCTTCCATCAAATTTAAATGGGTAAAGGGTCATGCAGGAATAGAGTTAAACGAATTTGTTGATGGATTATGTAGCCAAGCATTAAAAGAGGCTCGTCAACTAGAATGTATAAATCAACAGAAATAACGAATAACGATATAGATAATCTTGAGTTTGAACTACAACGTCAGGCAAAAAAGGAAAGTAATAAAACTCACTATGTCAATAACAAACAACTTTTTCAAGAATTTGTTAAGTACAACAAGATCAAAAAAGCCAAAAAATCAGAACACTTAGAACAGATGCTTTCTGATTTTAGTTTTCTTGATGTTGAACAGGTAGAAGAACAACCCCTTGAAATGAGAATAGAGTTTCAAAGAGCGCTTAAAACATTTACAGCACCTCCATTAACAGACATCATGGGGCAAGCTATTCTTGATATTTCATACAGACGTTGTTATAGCCCTCGCTTTGTGAATTATGCTCCAAACTGGAAAGAGGAAATGATTAGTGACGCTATCGAAACATGTGTTAAGTATGCTCATAACTTTGATCCTGAGAAGTATGATAATCCATTTGCCTACTTAACACAGCTAGTTACCAATGCGATTTTTCAACGTATCAAGAAAGAACACAAGCAACAGTATATCAAGTTGAAGCTTTTTGATGATTCCCATGGATTCGTGGGTGAGATTGATGAAAATAACGTCAACAATGAAGATATGGAATTGCTTGATGAAACCAATGATATGTACAAAGATCGCCTGAACTACATAGACAACTACGAAGAAATTCAGGGATTAAACAAAACCCGCGCTAAACGTAAGAAAAAGGGTGATGGTGATAGCATTCTGGATATGATTGAATCACATGAGTAGGTGGATGAATGGTGATATGATAGTTGTCACACACATACCTAGTGGAATCACAGCGTCCTGTTTATTGAACCTACACAGATGCCAGTATGAAACCAAGGATAGAGCCTTGAGCTTATTGAAATCGAGGCTATGGGCTTCCCAACACATAGAAGTTTCACTAGATGATATTCACTGGAAGTATGATTCATGCAGCAAAGAAACTTCACAAACACAGAGTTGATTGAAATGCTTAAGGTATTGCATAAAGACAACGAACGTGATACGGTGTGCGGAATTCGTGAAGATGTTGAATTTATATCCTTAAAACGAATCCATGAAAGGAATAATATGATTCATATGATATTGTCAAAGGTGAGCATAGATGAATAATCAACTGTATTTTACTGGTTTTGAGCAATTTAAAACCAGCAGAGAAGCAGTGCTAGATCAAGTTCCTGATTCATGGAAGCCAATTGTTGATAAGCTTATTGATGATCTTTTTCAGGTTGGTTGGAATGGCGAGATTGCACAGATTAAAGAAAAATTTGGTGGGCTTCGATTCTACATCAATTATTATGGAAGTGATGCGATTTTTGATTTGATTGATAAGGCAGAAGACGAAAGCGAAACTGTTTGTATCAATTGCGGTGAGCCTGCAACCACTATGGCTGGATGGTACAATGTATGTGATCTACATAGAGGACTAAAATGTTAAAATGGCTTAAGGAATTCACACACAATGCTATTGTACATCCACTTATGATGTTCATGCCTTCTGAACTGGCTACGATTATGCATGATAAAAATGCGGATTGGGCTTTTACTAAAGAAACAAGGTATGATGAAATAAAAATTGAAAAGGAAATTGGTAAATGAGTAAAAAGATAGGTATATTTACTGATACACATTTGGGTGCGCGTGGTGGTAGTACCGTATTCCGTGAGTATTTTGGATGGTACTACCATGAAGTATTTTTTCCATACCTAAAAGAGCATGGTATCACAACCCTCTTTATGCTAGGGGATTTTTTTGATAACCGTAATCATCTGTCGCTTAGTGATATTGCATTTGTAAATCAAGTATTTTTGCCACTTCTAGAATCACATGGATGTACTATGTACATCATTGCAGGTAATCATGATCTGGCATTCAAGAATACCAATTCAATCACTTCACTATCTGTTATGGAACATAGCGAACACGTTCACATCCTCAAAGATGATGTAGAAGAATTTGAGTTTGATGGTAGTCGTTTCGTGTTCGTGCCATGGATCAATGGTAGCAACTACGATGAGTTCATGGATGATCTGAATAATATCAAAGATAAACAAGATGTAACCATACTAGGTCATTTTGAGATTGAAGGTTTCTTAATGTATAAGAATTCTTCTCGCTGTGAGCATGGCCTAGACCAAAAGGTATTTAAAGATTTTAAATCTGTCTGGTCCGGTCACTTCCATCACCAATCAAAAATTGGTAACATCGAATATTTGGGCGCAACCTTCCATCTAAACTGGCAGGATCATAACGACAAGCGCGGGTTTTGGGTGTATGACACTGACACACAAGAAAAGACTCATGTTGAAAACGAACACAGTCTATTTACTGAAATTCTGTATGAAGATGAACATGGATTGACCCATGATCAGATCAATGAATTTTGTGAACATCAATTTGTCAAGATCGTAATCAATGAAGAATACGATAAGGTCAAGTTCATGGATTTCTATTCTAAAGTCACGGGATCGAAACCAATTGATGTGCAAATTGAAAACAACTATGCGATACTGAGTACCAAAGAGTACGTTAGTGAAAGTTCTGACGATACACAGGCTACAGAAGATAAGTCTATTGATCAGTATATTCAGACGTATGTCCAGAAGACTGTAGAGGATGATGATAAGAAATCATCTATCATGAACAAATTTGTTGATGTCAAGTCTCAAGCTTCTGATATGATGGTTAAGGGTGAATAATAATGAGCATTGAATTTAAAAGTATATCATATAAGAATTTTCAGTCTGTTGGTAACTCAAAGATTACTATTGATCTTGACCACTCACAAAACACCCTACTAGGTGGCAACAACGGGTCTGGTAAGTCAACCGTTCTTGAGGCGTTGTCATATTGTCTTTTTGGTAAGCCGCTTAAAAAGGTTAAGTTGTCTGGATTGATCAACACCATCAACCGTAAGCAAATGGAAACGGAATGTGTGTTTCTAAAATATGGTGATGAGTACAAGGTAATCCGTGGCGAGAAACCCAAGGTATTCAAGATTTATAAGAATGGTGAGGTACTTGATCAGAATGCCGCAAGCAAAGACTACCAGTATACGCTAGAAAATATCATAGGAATGGATCACAAGCTGTTTACGCAGGTATGTTTGCTTAACCGTGAGCGTTACGTACCCTTTATGGATATGGCTGCTGCTGATCGCCGTAAGGTCGTAGAAGACATTCTAGATATTAACGTGTTTGGTTACATGAACAAAGTGGTTAAAGGTAATATTGATACTCTCAAGACACAGATTTCTGATCTTGAGTATGAGCGCGGATTGAAGATAACAAAGCGTGAAGGTGTCAACAAGCTTATCGAGCAGGCTAAAAACAACATAACTGAACAGGTTAATGACCTACAGCAACAAGCCACAGACAATGATGATGCTATTAATAAAATTGAAAAATCAATTGAAAATCTTAAAGAGGGGCTAAAGAAATATGATGGCCTTGAAGAACGATATAAAAAGCTAAAAGATAAGAAACAAAAATTTACTCAAATTTCATCAAAGTTTTCCGATAAAATATCCACATTGAAAAAGGAATACGAATTCTATGATGGGAATGATGTATGTCCAACATGCTCACAAGACATTGATGATAAGTTCAAAAAAGCTACAGTCAAAGGTATAAACAATCAACAATCTGAGATTATGGAACAATCAAAACGATTAGTTGATGAAGTTAAAAAGGTAGTTGATAAGATCAATGTTATCTCTGAACAATTGGACGAAAAGATAGAAATAGACAACCAAGTAATAGTTAAAACTCAGGAAATTCGGTCCATCCGTCACTCCAACACAAAATTAGAGGATCAGATTAAGCGGTTAGGTGATAAGAAAGGGGATGAAAACCATCTTGTAGAATATTCTGAGTTGGGGCTTGTTATAAAGGAAATGGATGAAAAGTTAAATTTCTTGCTTGGTGAGTGTGAAGAATACGAAACCATGCGTAATATGCTCAAAGATGACGGAATCAAAGCATCTATTGTTGATGACTATGTTGGTTTTATCAACAAGCGTATGAATGAATACCTGAACCACATGGGGTTCTTTATCAACATTACGCTTGATGGAAATTTCAATGAAACGATCAATAGCATTAGTCGAGATGGGTTCACTTATGATAACCTGTCAACTGGACAGAAAACTAGGGTAAACCTAGCTATCCTTATGGTTTTGCTTGAAGTGTCTGGTATGAAGAATAGCGCGGTATCGAACCTTATCTTTATTGATGAGTTACTTGAAAACCTTGATCAAGATGGTGTGGCGTTGTTTATGGACTTGATCAAAGAAAAAATGAAGCATAAAAATATATTTGTAGTTACTCAACGATATGATGAGTTCAAAGACTATTTCAGATCAGAGTTATATTTTGAGTTAGGTGAAGATCAATTCACTTCCATTAGGCCGTAAAGAATTTCCTGCCCTATATTAAGGGGCAGGAACCAGATCACCACTAACTACCCACTGGTTAGAGGTTACTCTTTTAATTTGAATAGATGAGCTAGGACCATTTGATACAACCGATTCTGTACCCGATCCTGATACGATATTAATCTGTCCATTCAATTCCACTACATCACAATAAAACCCAATTCTTATTACAGAAGTGGGAACATTTGGTATAGTTAATGTTGTGGCTTGTGTTGAAAATAAAATAGCTCCCATATTACTATTTGTTAGAGTGTGTGACGCCCCTAAATCAAATGTATCTTTTTCACTACCAGAACTAGTATTACTATATGAATCATACCCCACTAAACCATAAAGTATTATTTCATCACCTTCACTATAAGGCTCCACAATATTGAATGAAGCTGATGTTGTGAATGATAGTGAGAGTTCATCCCATATTTCGGGGTCTGTTGCATTGCGTTTAAATGCCCTGAGTTCTGTTTGACTATTAAACTTAGTTGAGGTGAAAGATGTTTGACCAGAGCCAACCACAAAGGATTCCATTTCATTGAATCCATCAATTTGTACAATCGGCAAGGATTGCGGTGAAAGTTTATTCGCTTTGATTGTTGACATTGTATCCCTCAAGATGCTATGGTTCTAAATTATATTACTATTTATAAGGTTTAGAATGGAAGTAATAATATGTGGATCAAGATGCCTATGGTTAGAGCCAGAAGTGGTTGAAGATGCAGTCATTTTATCTGGATTTAAAGTCACCAAGCTAATATGTGGCATGGCTAAAGGTGTTGATATGTCAGCTTTCCAGTGGGCCTATGATAAAGGCATAGAAATTACACAAAAGCCATATATGAGTCAGTACGGTAAATCTGGTGGACACATTCGAAATCAGGTTATGGTTGACATTGCTGATGCGTGGATTGCAATAGTTGATAGCTCTATATTGACTACTGGAACAAAGGACTGCTATAATCGAGCGTATAAGGCTAAAATTCCTATGTACATACACAATATTAATGGACTATTATAATGAAATTAACACAAGAATTACTTGAAACTTACGTTGAGCGTGGACTGCTAAACCGTAGCGTTAACGGTGATTGTACTCTGTACTGCTATTCAAAAGAAACCTTCTTTGGTGGTCATTGGGATGATGTAACCAAAGCGTGTCGTGGTCTTGTATTCTACAAAGGTGAACAAGTTAATCACCCATTCCCTAAGATTTTTAATCTTGATGAGACTCCCGAAACATCATTTGATGCTGTTATGGGTTTGATTAACAGTGGTGAACACTACACGCTTTGTCATAAAGTGAATGGACACTTGACCATTGTTGACTATATTGTAGAGGCTGATAAGTTTCTGGTTCATACAAAGGGATCACTTCAAGATAATGAAATGATTCAGAATGATAAGGAAATGTTTTTTACGCAACATTGTGATATGATTGAGGCAATTCGTGCTAATCGCGTATCAATGACGTTTATGTTTGAATCATTACATGAATCTGATCCACACACGTTATATGATCAGGAAGTTCAGAGATATGGTAAAAATCAATTAGTTCTTTTGGGTGGTTATTATAGGGTTGTTGATAATAATATTTGGCGACCACTTCCACAATATTCATTAGAATCATGGGCTAATTATAATAATATTCCTTTAGTGCAATTTTTTGATGAAGTGGCTATTGACCCTGATAAAATCAAATCAATGTTCAAAGAAATAGACACAGAAGGTTATGTAATATGGTTTCCAAGTCTTGACTTTCGAGTTAAGATCAAGACTACAGACTATTGGAAGATGCGTTTTCGTAAAGAGTTGAGTGCTGATTCAATCATTGATCGCTTCGTGACTGGTGGTGATGGACGCTTATATAGCCGTTATCCAGAGGAAGTTGCTGATAAAGTTGTTGATCTGATCGAATTTCATTTTACCAAGTTTTTAACTGATTTTATTAGAAATATACCATATAACCACAGAGAAATGAGCAATAAAGACATTGGACTAAGTGATAAATTCACAAAGATGCAAAAAAGCTTGATCTTTGCAATGAAAGATGGTAAAGTAGTATTAGCTGAGAGATTCATGAGGAACAAAAGTTTTCGAGTTGCTTTTAAAGACTTCATGGACTTGGATTGCAATGAACACTTAAAGACACACATCAAGGATTCATTGATAACATACATTGAAAAACGTGAGGCTTAACTATTATGAATGGATTAATTGCATTTATTTCGCTTGCTACTCTTTCTGGATTCGCTGTAATGATCGCTATTGGTTTACTGATAGGGGCCAAACTTTTTAGTCTTAGCACGGTGTTTCCAATGAACACAATCAAATTCTTTACAAGTATCTTTGTGATCAGTATCATTGGGCTTGTAATATCAGCACAAGGCGTCTAACAAAATATGATCATTTTAATGCGGGCAACATCATGTTCTGGAAAAGGAACATTTATTAAGAAAAACTTTGGTGAGAAAAACGCCAACCATGTACTTTCTTCTGATGAGTTTCGGGAAAAAATTTGTGGTACGATGAGCGAACAAAGACAGAATAAAAAAGTATTTGATATGATGTATAATATTCTTGAGTCTAGGCTCACTAATCGTGTACCATTAACCATCATGGATTCTACACATATCAGGTTCGCGGATTGTCAGACGGTGGTTGAACTTTCAAAGAAGTACCACACGCCAATTATGGTCATTTCAATTCAACCACCATCAATTGAAGAACTGAAAGAGCGTAATGAGTCTCGTATGACACAAACTGGAATTTATATTCCAGAGGATGTACTTGAAAAGCATCTTCACCGATATAGTGCTTCTATGGAACCATTCATCAAAGAAGCTATGTATAATGATTATTTTAAGTTTACTGAGATTGATCAGGACTATAACGTAATTCGTTTTGTTGAAGGGGTTGACAGTGAAAAACTTTGATCTTGATGAATTTATGATTGAACATAATGATGCTGTTCGTTTCGTTGATGTTGAATCATCACAAACAAACGTGTATGCTATCGGTGATGTTCATGGTTGTTATGACGAAATGTTGAATCTCATTGAAGAATGTTTTACGCATTCTTTGGCAGCTAATAAGCGGTGTAGAATTTATCTAATTGGTGATTTGATTGATCGCGGTCCTGCTTTTGTTGATATCTTCATTCTTTTGAATCAAATATCATATGCCGAATGTATCATTGGTAATCATGAACTGAACTTTTACCTTGAACAGATGGGTAAAGAGTGTCGATCAAAGGCCCGTAGGGTTAACCATGATATTTTTAATGAGCTTGGTGAAGATGATCAAGCCATGATAATGAAAACTATTGGCGATATGCCCAATGCAGTATATCTAAATTTTTATGATGATACTGGTAGAGAATACATGCCAGTGATGTTAACGCATTCACCAGTCCGTAACGTTGAGTATATGAGTGCTGGTGTATTTAGTAACATGAATGCACCACAATGCTGTATGCGCCCGACTCCCGTTAATATGGATAGGCTGGAAAGAAATTATGAAGGTATCATTATGGTACATGGGCATCAATCATGGAATTTTAAACCCGTACATGAACAGATGAAAGACCAAGCACAATACAGCAATAGGGTTATAAACATTGATTCTGGCTGTGTGTATGGTGATAAACTCACAGCACTTTGTATTAATACACTAGAAGTGCTTGAAGTGAACGCGATTAAAGCGTATAGTGAACGACACTAAACCAATGAGAGAGGTAAGTAACCGAATGAATGATAAAGAAATTAAACTGTCTGATCAAACCACAAAAACGTTCAAGAAATTGTATAGCATTAACCAGAGTCTTCGAATTCTTGAAGATAACCGAACTGTTAAGTCTATTAACGAGACTAAGACACTGGCGGCATACGTTGAGATTGAAGAATCGTTTCCGCGTGACTTTTGTGTGTATGATCTAGGTGAGTTTATCAGTGTGCTAAACATTGTTAATGAACCAGTATTGGATTTCTCCAATGATCGTTATGTTATTGTCAAAAGCAGTGACAATTCACAGCGTTTGAAGTATGTTGAAACCAATCCAGAGCTAATCACATCATATTTTGACAATGCTATCACGCTAAAATCAGAAGACGTTGTTGTAAACGTTGATGAAAAAAGCCTGAAAGCGGTTATGAAAAGCGCATCAACACTACGTCTTGAGTATATCGGGTTCCGTGCTGATGGCGAAAAGGTATACTTCACAACATTCAATCGCCGTGTAGACAGCGATAATCAGGAAATGAATGCCTTTACAATCGAACTTGGTCCGTGTGAAGATAAATTTGATATCTTCTACCCCACTGAGATTATGACTGTACTGGATGATGGGTGTGAATTCACCTTTTCTAAAGGGCAACGTATTTCCCGCGTCAGGTGTGCTAATATGGAATATTGGATTGCAATGGATAAGGATTCTGAAATTGAGTAATAAATCAATAGTAACCAAACTCAAAGAACGCACCAAAGGTGGGGTTAAAAAAGGCGAAGTTCTTTTGTTTGCTTCTGGTGTTGGTGTTGGTAAATCAATTTTTAATGAAAAGGAAACCATGCCTACATGAGATATAACGAACGTGAAACGATTTGGTGCGAAAAGTACCGTCCTGATCGGGTAGAGGATTGTATTCTGCCCGATAGGATCAAGTCGCAATTTAGTGACATTGTACAGGGTAATGAAGTTCCTAACATGCTTTTCTATGGTTCCGCTGGCGTTGGTAAAACCACTGTAGCCAAAGCATTGTGTAAAGAGGTTGATACAGACTGGTTGATTATCAATATTTCAGAAGAATCGGGTATTGATACGCTACGTACAAAGATCAGGGACTTTGCTTCTACACTGTCTTTGACTGGTAAAGATAAGAAGAAATGTGTTATCCTTGATGAATTCGATCATGCGAGTAATGCATTACAGGCTGGTTTGCGTGGGTTCATAGAGTCGTTTTCTAAAACGTGTTCGTTTGTAATGACTTGTAACTTTCCAAATCGAATCATTGATCCTGTCAAGTCTCGATTAGTGTGTATTGACTTTGGTGTTACCAAAGAAGAATCAATGAAGATGCAAGCATTGATGTTTAAGCGGGTATCTGCGATTCTTCAACAGGAAAATGTACCGTTTGACAAGCGGGTAGTGGTAAAGCTGGTACAGAAATTTTACCCTGATAATCGGCGTATTATTAATCAGATTCAGCAATACTCAAAGGCTGGCGAGATTGACGAAGGCATTCTTCTAAACCTTGAAGAAATGACCATTGAAAAGCTGGTACTGGCTATGAAGGGTAAGAAGTTTAAGGATGTTCGTCAGTGGTGTGCTGAGAATGCCAAAAATGACCTAACCAACACGTATACCATGCTGTATGCTGAGTTGAAAAACTTTGTTGAGCCTTCATCTGTTCCACAAGCGGTTATCACCATCGGTGAATATATGAGGTATGACAGCACTGTACCAGACAAAGAAATACATATCTGTGCCTTAGCCACACAGTTAATGATGGAATTAGAATTCAAATGAGTGAACCAGTAAAGAATGTGTTTGACTTTGTGAATGATATTTGTAATGATAAGCATTACCGTTTTGATCACGATTCAAGGTCTAAGTATGATGCATTCGTAGTTAATCGTGCCTTATCTCAACATACCGATAGTATCATGTATGCAAATGAGATGAATAAACATCCTGAACTGGATAAGTTATTACAACACGATTTCTACTTTCACATACTGAGTAAAAAGAAGCGATACGGTAAATGGGCCAAAGCTGATAATCAAAATGAGGATATTATAAATCTACTTATCAGACACTATAAAGTTAACAGGTTACATGCTAAGAAATACCTTGAATTGATGACTGATGAAGGCATACAAACGTTAAAAAATACTTATGAAGTTGGGGGATTGTCGAAATGAGTAATATTGAATCTGTAATTAGTAACATGGTAGAAATTGAAGTTGATGGTGATGATGGGTTTCGTAAAGTAAAAGAAACACTAACCCGCATGGGCGTACCTGCAAAGAATGAAAAGAAGCTGTTTCAAAGTGTTCACATTCTCCATAAGCAAGCAAAATATTACCTATGCCACTTTAAAGAAATGTTTGCATTGGATGGACGCGAATCAACACTTTCTGAGGGTGATGTTGCAAGACGCAATCGAATCGTTCAGATGTTGAAAGATTGGGAATTGATCAAAGTAGTCTCTGATGATGAACTAATGCCCATGGGTAAGGCGTCATTGGTGAAGGTGATCAAGCACAGCGAATCACAGGAATGGAAGCTTGAACGCAAATACGCAATTGGTATTAAAAAAAGAGGTAGTGAATAATGAAAGGTAGCAAAAAGAAGCCAAGTGATTCAGCAAAGCGTTACTATGCTGGCTATGACCCTGTAAAACAGCGTGAGATGCGTTTGAAGCGGCATATGAAGAAACACCCTAACGATGGGCAGGCTGAAAAAGCAAAGCCTGTATTCCGTCGTAGGAAGCCTCTCACTAAAGGTGGTTGGTTGAACCGTCAAATGGCAAAAGAAATTTATATCGGAAATTATGGCAAAGATGATGACGCCATTTCAATTTTGAATAGTATGACTAACTTTGATCAAAAGCTTATGGCTAGACTCTCTGCAAAAGTTAAATCTGTTCGTAATCGTGCTGAGTATCAGAAAGAAACTAAGACAAAACCCAAGCTTGGTTATGCTGGTTGATTAAGGGGGCTACGGCCCTATTTACTTTTATTGGAGTGTGTGAATGTCTGTAGAAATGTTTAATGAGAAACAAAAACTCGCTTATGACTATATCAAAGCTGGTAAAAATGTTCATTTGGGTGGTTTGGGTGGCTGCGGGAAAAGCTTTGTATTGAATGTGCTACGTAAGGAAATGGGTGGTAATGCTGTATTTCTAGCTCCTACTGGTATTGCTGCACTAAACATCGAAGGCGCAACCATTCATAGTACATTCGCTTTACCTATGGGCGTATGTAACGAATATGCACGTAATAAAGTGGGTAAGAAAACTAAGGAATTATTTGAAGATAGTATAGTTAGAACGATAGTTATTGATGAAATTAGTATGGTTAGGGCTGATGTCTTTGCTGCTATTGATAACATTTTGCGTTTAATCAAGCGCAAAAATGTCCCTTTTGGTGGTATTCAAATTGTAGTTGTTGGTGATTTTGGTCAACTGTCGCCAGTGGTTAAAAGTTATGGTGGTGAGGCAGAAGCATTTAATGAAGAATTTAGTTCCCCGTATTGCTTCACAACCGATAGCTGGTCTGCTGCTAATATGACTCACATTGAATTGACTGAAATTATTCGTCAAAGTGATGCTACAATGATCCAACATCTTCAAAATATTCATTCGAGGGTTGATGGGTTTCGAGATAGTATCAACTACTTCAATGACAATTGCCTACTTAACATTAAAATGAAATCGGGTATTGATCCTGATGATATTGAGGAAGGTTCTACATTTTTAACCACCACCAACAGAGATGCTCAAGCTATTAATGAACAGGCTTATGAGTCACTTGAGGGGGATGAGAGGACGTATAAGGGTAAGTTGTTTGGTGGCTTTAGAGAGCGGCCAGCACCAGACTACCTTAAGTTGAAGATCGGTACAAAGGTCATGATCACAGGCAATGACTCAACGTATAAAAACGGTGAGATTGGTTATGTGTCAGAAATGGGTAATGATTTTATTGAAGTGATGATCAGTGAAGATGTTGTTCATCGTGTAGTTCCTTATCGTTGGGCTGAGTATGAATACAAGCGCAATGCAGAGGGATCATTGTACATGGATGAGAAGGCAAGCTACATTCAGTTTCCTATCAAGCATGGATACGCTATCACCATTCATAAGAGTCAAGGCTGTACACTTGAAAAGGCTGTTATAAACATACCCAATGCTTTCGCTCATGGGCAAACATACGTAGCACTATCGAGAGTTAAAACGCTGGAAGGTATCACACTCACAACAAAGCTTGCTCCTACTGATATTATATTTGATCAGGATGTTAGAGACTTTTATGCTGGAAAATTTAATAATCTTTTGGCATAAATAGTATACAAAAGCAAACTATACGGGGTTTATTATGATGATTACACTAACAGAATACGTTGAATCTGAAAAATGGGTTAATGAAATTGATGAGGAAGTCATTGCAATGGCAGAAGGTTATACCATTGGTTATGATCAAAAAACATTCAAAACTGTGATACGATTATTTGATGCTGCTGATGAAAAAATAATCGAAGGTAGGTTTGATAATTCTGAAATGGCTATTGCTATGCTAGAAGAATATTTTGATCTTGACGAATCAGACCAAAGCTGGAATGATAGCTACGAATGGGTTAATGCTGGTCAGAAACTAGACGAGGCGCTTGAGCCTATTGTGAAGTACATTGAACGTAACGCTGATGAGTATCAGGTGCGTATTGACGACATTGATAATGATGCCATGTTTGATGATCTGTTTGGTGTTGAAGTGTTCTTTCATTCATCCAATAACAGGGATGACCTAAGCTCATTCGTCAAAGAGATTAGTTATGATATGTTGCGTAATTATGGCGCACAATCCTATAACTTTGATGGGCAAAGTTGGAAAATCGCATTGTAATCAACACGAACTAAATTTTAAACCAACAAGGGGCTTGCAAAAGCCCCTTTTTTTGTGGTAAAATATATAGTTCACAAGTCCAAAAACTTTAGAGGTAATATTTTGAGTGAAAGTATGTTCTACACTTACTACAAGAAACGTGGCAACAAAATTCTACTTCGCTACGTAAAAGATGGTAAGAAATATACCGTATCCATGGATGACTATAAACCCAGTCTATTTTTTCCTAATCAACAAGTGGAAGGGGATTGTACTAGGTCTATCTATGGCGAACCACTAAAGAAGAAAACCTTTGACTCTATCAAAGATGCTGCAAGATTCGGTAAAGATTATGCTGAAATGGGTGGGTCTATAATTTATGGTAATCGACTGTTTGAGAATCAATGCATCATTGAAATGTTTGAAGGTCAAACACCAGATTTCAAACGCAATCAAATTGATATTGGTATTGTGGACATTGAAACTGATTATGATTCTTTCCCCAACCCTCAAGAATGCAAGTATCAGATTCAACAGATCAATATCAAAAACACCAGAGAACAGATTCACTATTCATTTGGTTTGAAAGATTTTAATCAGTCGAAGTATGCCAACATCACTAAAAAATGTACTGTAGTACATGTTCAATGTGATACAGAGGAAGCACTTGTAGAAAGTTTCATTCGTCATGTTGAAGAAAAGAAATATGATATGACAAGTGGCTGGAATAGTGAAGACTTTGATATGCCCTATATCATCGAACGTTCACGCAAGATTCTAGGTAAGCCCATGGCTAATCGCCTATCACCATTTGGTTTGATTTATGAACGCGAAACAGTAAACCAGTGGAAGAATACGATCATTAAATATGACATCGTAGGACTGCCTCACCTCGATTACATGCTGGTTTATAAAAAGCATACCTACACACCAAGGGAAAATTATAAACTTGATACAATAGCTCTAGCAGAGGGTGTAGCGGGCAAAACTGACTTCTCTGAGGTAGCGGGTAGTCTGAAAGAACTATGGCAGGTTGATCCTGATTTGTATATCGCGTACAACATTCAGGACTGTGAGATTATTGATGATCTTGATAAGAAGCTTGGTCTATTCGATTTGGTTTTTACGTTGGCTTATCTCACATTGTCTAATTATGAAGACTCTATGGGTACGACTAGAATTTGGGAACAGTTTATCGCAAAACATCTTTATAATCAGAATGTTGCTCCCCTGTTTAATCAGGTTGATACTCCTGTTCGTGAATTTGAGGGTGCCTTTGTGCATCCTACACAAAGCGGTAAACATAAATGGGTAGCCTCTTTTGACTTGAAAAGCCTATACCCACACATCATACAACAGGTTAATATTGGACCCGAAACCATTGTTCCCTATCATACCTTACCAGATGAAGTTAAGGGTATCGTACACCCTACCAATAATGTTGAGAAATTGCTGAATCGTAAGATTGATACAAGCATACTGAAAAAATATAATCTCTCAATGGCTGCAAATGGTGTATTCTATACCAAAGAAAAGCAATCATTTCTATCTGAGTTGATGGAATCACTGTATTCAGACCGTGTTGTATATCAAGGTAAGAAGAAAGAAGCCAAGGAAAAGCTTAATGCTATAAAGAAAGAGATTGACAATCGCCATCTATAA